TGACTGCACTTGATTTACTCTAGCTGATACTTCATTTACATACCCTTGAGCTTCTCCTAAACTACCTTGAGCTTCACTTAAAAACCCATTGCCAGCGTTTACGTGAGATGACGCTAGTTCCACATCTTCTGCAGTATTAGCTGTCACCGCACTATCAAATTGTGTGTTTGCTAAAGTTACTGCTGTATTAACTCTATCAACAGCTGTATTTATTGCAGTAGTTGCTGTATCTATACCTGAGTCTACTAACACTAAAGCCTCATCTAATTCAGCGTTTGATAAATCAACCTCTGCGTTCATTAAATCTACTTCTGTATTAGCTAATGCAACTTCAGCTGTAGCTTTATCTATCTCTGCATTTGCTAATCCTATCTCAGTGGCAGCACTGTCTGCAATAGCAAGAGTTTCATCTATTTCAGTATTTATAGCGGTTAAAGCTGTAGTAATATCTGAGTTACCAGATTTTGCAGCTAATGCATTTTGTAATGATTTTATTGCAGCATATACTGGAACTAAATATTCAGCTTCATCTGGAAATTTAGCTATAGCACTGTCTCCAAAAGCAACAGCTGGATAAGCTAATGCTTGTACATGAGCATTTTGTGAGTTAGATGGTTCTGGAACTACAGATAAAAGATTGTTAGTAATATAGTAAGCAGGGTCAGTTGTTGTAGCTGCCATCATATCATCAGAATCTCTAATTCTACCTTGTAATTCAGCTGGTATAGCACGACATGGTTGATTTATAGTTCCATCATCTCTCGTAACTGCAAATACCTCAGAGCCAGCAACAGTATAATTAATAGAGCTACCATTTAATTCGTTAGAAGTGGTAAATAATCTTTTCTTTGAGTCTGGTAAAGACGTAAGTATTTCTTTTGCGCCATCTGTTAAAAACTGAGTTAGCTCAGTTTGTGTAGGTGCACTACTGCCATCTATAGACAGACTAGTTAATCCTTCTACTTGTGCTTCAAAAGTTGCCATCTACTAATATCTCATTGTTCTTTTTTTAGTAGGCTTTTTTGCTTTTTTCTTTTTCTTTGCCATTTTTTTTGGCTTTTTGTACATCATTCGATCTACCCTTTCCTCCAGTCATTGTGCGACTAGAAACAGTTTTTAAACCTTTACCAAATTTACCCATCTAATCCCCACCTTTGGTTTCTCATTTTATCAGTGCTTTTATCTATAGTTGTGCTTCCAAATTCTATATCAGTTCTTTTTGCTATATCGCTTCTCATAAAAGAATTGGTAGTAAACTTTGGAGCAGATGCTCTCTCTCCACACTCTCTACAGTAAAACCAATTATCTTTATTTGGTTTTTTGCAATGCTGACATTCAGCCATTAAGCTCCACCAATAACTACAGTTAAAACTCTATCACCTCTAAGAGTGGTATGAGTAATTGATAAAACTTTATTATTAGTAGAATCTAAGGTATCAATATGGTCTTTTAAGTCTCTTGCCATTGTACCAGTTGCAGCAGTTTCTATATTTGGAGTAGCGTCATGTATAAAAACTTTTACTTTTACATTATCATAAACAGCCATTTCATTTCCTTATTTTTAAAAATTCTTAGGATTTTTGGGGCTAAACCTTTATACGAGTAGCCCCACAGTATCCAAAACTGTTAATCCTTATTTATTCGGATTATGATGCAAAAAGCATAGTGCCAGTTGCTGCACCGCCAGTAACTCCAATATCTGGATTCCACTTACCAGCATTTACATACCATTTACCATCTTCTTCGCAAACAAATTCAATGGTAGAACCATGTGAATATATATTTACGGCATCGTTAGTTGGTGTAAATACTAAGCTAGTTTCATCAGCAACCGATGTATCATAAGTAATTAAATTACTTGATGAAGTTGGCATAACGCAACCTGTTTCCCATACGTCGCTTCCAGCGCAGTCAAAAGTTAACACTGCAGTTCCACCTCTAGGATCATCCTTAAAGTTAAAAACTACAACTGAACCTGCTTCTGCAGATGGTAGAGTAGCTGTTACAGCAGCTGCTCCAGTATAAGTAGGAGAGTTAATTGCATTAGCAACAAGCGTACAAGCATTAGAACTTACAGTTGGAGCTTCAACGCTCAAACCAAAATAAGAACCAACAAAGCCTTCTTGAAAGGCTTCACGGTATTTACCACTATTAGGATTAATTTTATCAGTCTTCATAGTTTACCTCCTTACAAGCTTTCTACGTTATAAAGTGCATGGGCTTCTGGTAATGTTATTTCAAGACCAGCTTCAGTGATAATCATATCTTTACGTAAGTCTTCATCAGAATTCTGTACGTTAGTTATAATATGAGTATCGCGATTTAAACCATTTCCAACCAATGGGCGATAAGAGACTTTACTCATATCAGCCATAAGCATCATACCAGAAGAAATTCCTCTGAATAATGGTTCTTTAACCAAATGCATTGTTCCATGAACAGTATCAATAGTCATAATCTTATGACCAAATTGACCTTGTCTTTCTTCAAAGTTATAACGATTAACCATGTTAGAAGCAGAACCCATAGAAGCATCCATGAATGCACCGTCGCCTAACTTGTTAAAGAATGTTATAACTGGAAGTGAAGCAAGTACCAATCTATCGCTTGAACCGCCACGAGCTGGGTCAAAGATAACCTCTAAGTCAGAAAGTAGCCTGTCATAAGTAAGCTCAGCTTGAGCTACACTACGATAGTAAGGTGTACCGCTAGTATAAGAAAGAGCAGAATCATCAGTTGTTGGATTTGCATTTTTTACAATGTGTCCAGCAAGACCTTCGCTATACTGAATTCCGCCAACTCTTGCTCTTTGTCCAAACAACATTGCACGTTCGATATCTACTTTATGCTCACGAAGTTTGGTCGCCCAAATGCGTTCAAATTCGTTTGAATAACCACGATAGCGAGTTGCAATAGCAGTATTGGAAAGTTCACAAGCAGTTTTAAAGATTTGAGTAAAACCAAAATCATCTTCAATTTCGCTTGAGAATGTATCTGGAGAAGCAGAGCCTTCAGCAAATGCAGTACCGATAACTTGACAAGCATCGTTATTTGCAAGAACATTATATCCAGTAACATTAGCATTTGATACGTCAATAATTTTACCAGTAAATGAGCTAGTTGAACCAGCGTCAGTTACTGCACTATCAACTCTAACCAATGTTTGAGAATATCCTGCGGTGCTATCAACTGTACTTACAGCAAATACCATTCCTTTTATTAAGTAATCTACTGATGCGCCACCAGTAGTGTCAACGCTAAAAGCATAAGATGCGCCAGCGGAGACTGCACTACCACCATTAACAGCAGCAGCGAGTAAAAAATTACGACTTGTCCAGTCAATCTTAGAGCGATTCTCTAAGAAACGAAAGACTGAATCATCTGTAGGTGCTTTAGCAACCTGAGACAAGTATACGAAGAATGGTGATTCTTCTGGAGCCAATTCAGCGACTCGATCACTAAAATCGTATAACCGTCTTCTATCAGGAGCTTGACCTACACCTGCGCTAGTTGCAGCAGCCGTAATATTACTAGAGAGTTTAGTCCCTTGTGTAATAGCCATTATAATAACCTCCGTTATTTATTTTATTTAAAGTAATCTTCCCGCGTTGCCAGCCTTTAAGATTCTATCCCAAGAAACATCAACTTCGCTTTTTACTTGAGGGTCGCCCCCTTGTAAAACGCCAGCCGACCTTGGCATAGCTTGAGCATCAGCCACAGCTTGAATATTTTCAGAAGATGGAGCATTGGTTCCTTTATTATAAAACTGCTTATAAACATTAATCAAGAAATCAACTGGTAGTTGTTCTCTTGGTGTCATAGCAAAATTAATAAATTGATCAATTTCGTTATCATCTGTCATATTATACTTTGACTTAAGCTCACCCTTAAGATTTTGCATAGCAACTTGACTTTGGATACCAGCCATCTGTTCAGAGACAGCTTCATTAACCAAAGCCTTTTCCTTCTCTACACGTAACTTGTACGATGGAGAGTCGGGCTTGTAATAGGCTTCCCATGGGTCAAATGAACTTTCATCTACTGAGTTTTCAGCAGATTTTGTTTCATTATTGCTAGTAGGTTTTCCCTCTAATCTTTCCTGAATTGCTTGAACAACATCAGGTCTTGATTCTAAAACAGACTGTAGCTGTTTTAAAGGTTCTAACTGTTGAACTTGAGATTGCAGTGAATCATAGTCAGATTTTTGTTTATCATACATAGATTGAAATTTTCTACTTTCAACTTCCCAATCTGTACCATAATCTACTTCATCTTCTATGCCTTCTGCAGTAATTTCACTAGGAGTCCTTATAATTGCATCACCGTCAGCTTTCATATCTCCGTCAACTGGTTGCTCCTTGCTTACTACTTCAACATCTGGCATTGATATATCAATACCTTGACGTTCCTCAGCTAACTTATCCTCATAAGTTTTACCTACTTTTTTTTCTGTTGTTTGGTCTTCCATATTTCCTTTCCGAATCTCTCTACTCTAAGTAGAGCTTGACTCTATTACTTTAACCTTCAACGCCTTCTTCGGCACCCTGTATGCCTTGTTCTTGCTTTTTACCGTACTTAGCTTGCAAATCAGCTTTGTCAATTACATTTTCCAACTTATTGAGATTTTTTCTTTCCTTGTCTTTCACTTCACTAAGAACTGAATCAAGTCCTGTTTTAAATTTCTGCGTGATAGTTTGTTTTCTAGCGTTAATCATTTCGCGCTCAGAAGTTTGTAAATCACCACGTAGGTTTTTAACCTCTTGTTCAAGTTGTCCTATGTACGACTGCATTTGATTCATCGCACCTTTTCTTTGCAGAACACCTTCTTTGTCGTAGATATCAGTTTTCTTTAACACCTCGACATCATCTACCAAGCCCAACTTATACGCGTCTAAATACATATTGTACTCAGCCATCCTATTTGATGGTAGCGTTGAACCTGATACTATCCGAATATCGTGTTGACCTAATGATATGTCATTGTCAATACTCATTAACTCATTCGTCTTATCATCATATATTTTATTGTTAATAGTAAATTCAGTTAAATCATTGTTTGGTTGCACGATTCTAAAAGTCTTTTTAAATCCATAGTGTCCTTTACAAAAGTTATATGCAACTTTTCCAAGAACATCTAGGCTTCCCTCTATATCTTTAAGTTTTGACCTACCTCTAGTTTCTCCCATTTCTTGAAGCAAGTATGTTCCTCTAGCTGTATCAGCAGCTCCACTTCTAAAGCCTTGCATTAACTCAGATATACCAAAGTTTAAATCAATATATGTTTCTACTCT